AGTTGCTAGTTTTGACAACAATGAGTGTTACATATATATAGATGGAGAGAAAAAAACATTTGATGTAACGGGAGGACTGCAATCAGGAATTCGATTAACTAGTCTATTAGGCAACTTTTGGAACCAGGTAATGAGCGAAATAGCACGTGCACTTGTCGATCCATTTGAACAGTATATCAAAAGTATCTATATTAGAGGTGATGACAGTAGTGTAATGGCTGAGCAATATTTTTCTTGTATACTAATGCGGCTTGCATATCAGGCTATAAATGCTGTAGGGCATGATGCGAAATATGGCATACATTATAAGAATACTGAATTTTTGCGAGTATGGTATGATAAAGACAAGTGTTATGGTTATCCCAATAGAGCTATTCCCAGCTTGATGCAGCGTAAGCCTTGGACTTCGGAACCTTGGAATGCTGATGCAGCGACTAAACAATATATAGATGCATGTAACGTAATATCTAGACGATCTGGTTATGATATGAAGCAGTTCGTGCGCACAGCCGTCAATGCATGGACTAAGAAACGCAAACTCAGTGTGAAATATCTGGAGCTGCCTGCTCAATTGGGTGGTATCGGACTGTTGCCATGGCGAGGATATATACCTTCAAATCCCTACCCTAAGATAACTACTCCAACTATAAAGTTCAAAACTGATGCCGATAGCTACGGCAGATATATCGATAAATATAAGGATATAGCCATTCTAGACAAACAGCAAGCCCAGGCGATTCAACAGTTAGCTATGCGTATGAAGAGCGCATCTGATGATATCCCTGGCATAAATCAAAATCTAAGACAGTTATTCCAAACAGAGCTACGAAAGTTACGAGATGTGACTTGGCGACAGACTCGTGGTGCGACTATCGCTACTATTCCAACTTTGGTTTCGACCGCGCAGTTGAGGAGAATAGATAGTGTTAGTGCTTTAAACGCATATGAGTCAACGATCCCAGAGCTCTTCGGCCAATGGAAACAACATGAACAAAAATGGAACGACATATCTATGTTGGCAAATGTAATTGATATAAAGCCAGCAGAGGTATTTAGACGTGAGCACCCTGTAATGATGCAGAATGTGCGTTATTTAGAACGGAAAGGGTGGCATCGCGCAAACGCATTAGATTTTGTCTTTGGCAAGGTGGTGGGTCTACGGGTTGACGATATACATCCCATGATGTATAAGACAGTAGAGGCCTCAGTCGCCAAAGCCTTGTATAGTAGTGTCAAGCAGACTACTACACGAGATGAGTTGTTGTGGACAATAGAAACGGTGTCTACGTCAGCTGTAGGTTATCTAAAAGAGTCTTCTTTTAACAATGCGATAATGTGTTGGTAACTCAAGAGCGCAATATGATAACTGACAACACTGTACTGGTGTTGTGTGAAGCACATCTGATTGATCGGGCGATCAGATGCCCAGGGTTGACATCCTGGCACGCGAGTCGGACCTCATTATCCAAGTGGAGAAACCAG